AAGGTTCTCCTGACGGTCTTGTATCGGTTATGGTTGACCACCGCGAGGCTTGGCTGTTTGGCTCCAACTCGGTCGAAGTCTGGTACGACAACGGCGGTCCGGGCTTTCCGTTAGCTCGTATTCAGGGCGCGTATAACGAAATTGGTTGCGCTGCAGCATATTCTGTTGCCAAGCTCGACAACGGTATTTTCTGGCTAGGCGGCGACGCCCGCGGCGAAGGCATCGTCTACCGCACCAATGGCTACAGCGGCGCGCGCATCTCAACCCATGCGGTTGAATGGCAGATTCAGCAATACGGCGATATTTCAGACGCTATTGGCTATACTTACCAGCAGGACGGCCACGCGTTTTACGTCCTGACGTTCCCGTCAGCAGGCGCAACATGGGTTTACGATGTAGCGACTCAGAGTTGGACTGAACGGGCGGCATGGGTTAATGGGTCGTTTACCCGTCACCGTTCCAACTGCCAAATGGCGTTCAACCATGAAGTTATTGTGGGTGATTTTAACGATGGCCGTGTCTACGCGTTTGATTTGAGCGTGTACAAAGACGATGATCAGCCGCAACGCTGGTTACGGTCATGGCGCGCGCTGCCGCAGAACCAGAACAATATGACCCGCACGGCTCAACACAGTCTTCAATTAGACGCCGAAACAGGCGTTGGGCTGAACTTGGGCCAAGGCAACGACCCGCAAGTCATGCTCCGTTGGTCGGATGATGGCGGCCACACATGGTCGAACGAGCATTGGGCGTCTATGGGGGCAATCGGCGTCTATGGCACGCGTACGTTTTGGAGGCGGCTTGGCATGACGGTCAAACTGCGTGACCGTGTGTATGAAGTATCAGGCACTGATCCTGTTAAGATTGCGATTACGGGGGCAGAATTGCTGCTGAGTGGCACAAATGCCTAATGCAAACCGCATTCCGACCATTAACGTCGCTATAACTGACCCAAACACTGACCTTGTGTCGCGCGCTTGGTTTCGGTTTTTTGAGAATTTGAACACAATAAACAGCGATACGTATACGCCAAAATTGACGAACACGACCAATATCACGTCCAGTGCTGCGGCAGTCTGCCAGTACACTCAGATTTATAGCACAGTGACGGTAAGCGGTCAGGTTACAATCCGCGCTACTGCTACAGGCGCGTGTAATCTCAAGATGACCTTACCTGTTGCGAGCGGCTTTACATCGTCTGGGCAGGCGGCAGGCACGTTTGCTACAACAACCGCAGGCGGAACGGCGCAGGGGGCTATTTTGGCCGACATTACGGGTGATCAGCTAGAGTTCAGGTTTAACGCCACAAATACAACATCAACGGTCTATTCTTTCACCGCTACATACCAGATTGTGTAACGGCAAAAATCATTGTAAGGTGCGGCTATGGCAGTTATTCTTTCCCCTCTCGCTGGTGCAGGCTGGCAGTTTTTTGACAATAACGGCGCACCGCTAAACGGTGGGCTGCTGTATACTTATGACGCTGGCACAACGACGCCTAGGACTACCTATAGCGATAGTGCAGGTGCTACTCCTAATGCCAACCCTATCGTTTTGGACTCGGCGGGCCGCGTAGCAGGCGAAGTTTGGCTTACAACCAACATCAATTACAAGTTTGTCCTTAAAGATTCTAACAGCACGACAATCTGGACGTATGACAACATCGCAGGTGTTCCGGCATCGTCAGTTACGTCGCTCCGCATTAATGGTAGCACGTCCGGTTATGTCGATCTCAAAACTGTTCCGGTTGCAGGTACGAACACGATCACGTTCCCTGCCGCTACAGGCACTGTGCTTCTTGACCCTAATACGGCGTTTACAGGCACAACGACGTTCGAGACGATCTCGGCGTCCAAAGACATTTCAGGCCGCAATATAACAGCTTCTGCGTCTATGACCGTTGGCGATATGCTGTACGGCAGCGGCACAGGCCAGTTCAAAATCCCTGTTGGCACGACCGCACAACGCGCAGGCGCGTTCAACGGCAACGGTTCTATTAGCGGCACGACGCTTTCAATCTCTACGGTCAGCACAGGCGCGCTGTATGTCGGCGCTACGATTACAGGCACTGGCGTTACCGCAGGCACACGCGTTACAGCGTTTGGCACAGGTACAGGCGGTGCAGGCACTTACACCGTTACACCGTCACAGACCGTAGCAACCACGGTTATTATTGATGCGCCTATTACGGGCATGATCCGCTACAATTCGTCGCTTGCGACCTTTGAAGGCTATAACGTGTCGTCGTGGGGGTCTATTGGCGGCGGCGCTACAGGCGGTGGTTCCGACGCAGTGTTCAACCTGAACGACAAGACAGTTACCACGTCTTACACAATTCCAGCTACTAAAAATGCCAATTCGGTCGGCCCTCTTACGGTAAACGCGGGGGTTGTTATTACAATTTCGTCAGGCTCACGCTGGGTTATTTTGTGAGCTAACATCTTCTAGGAGTAATTATGTCCCAGATCGTTCTAACCGCAGACACGCTGACCGCCTCGCCAACGCCGGGCGCGTTTGAATATGACGGTGTGGCGGCGTACGTCACCCCGACAACCGCCCAACGCGGCGTCATCAGCGCAGAACAGCTTATTATTCAACAGTCAGCTTATACGCTTACTTCGCAGACTGCGGCGCAAAAACTGTTCAATTCAACGTCTACTGGTACAGTAACGCTGACTGCCGGAACATACGTGTTCGATTGTTTTTTCAGCCTTAGCTCTATGAGCGCAACATCCGGCAGCTTTGGTTTTGCCCTTGGTGGGGCGGCGACCTTCACTCAGTATTGGTGGGCCGATGCTCAGAAAGGTACGGCCACGCTTGCGACAGCGACGGCTACACAGTCAACTTACAACATCGCGGCCAACACGACGCTTGCTACAGCGTCCGTCAACACGGTCGGCTACGTCAAGATCGGCGGAACTATTATCGTAACGGTCGGTGGCACGGTTATACCGCAAGTATCACTTGGTGTCGCTGCTGCTGCTGCGGTCGGCGTAGGCTCTTATTTCCGTATTCGTCCAATCGGTTCAACATCGGTCGCATCCGTCGGTAACTGGAGTTAATTATGTCAACTATTATTGACGGCACAGCAGGTATGACTGCTCCGATTGGGGCAGTGTATAATGGTCTTGCCACCGCTAACGTGCAGGCATCTACATCCGGCACGTCGATTGATTTTACAGGCATTCCGTTGTGGGTCAAACGCGTTACAGTAATGCTTGCTGGCGTTTCAACAAATGGTACTTCTGTCTATCTCATCCAAGTTGGTTCTGGGTCACTACTTACGTCTGGTTATAATTCTAGCACAATGCTAGCTGGTGCAACTAACGCTGTGTCGGGAGGGGGGCCATATACGACGGGTTTTGCTTTATTTAATAACAGCGCGGCGTCTATCTATGATGTAATCGCTACACTTGTAAACATATCTGGAAATACGTGGGTTATGGGCGCAACTATTTCTCCAGTAGGTACATCTTATGCAGGAGCTTCAGGGGGAAAAGTTACTCTTTCCGGTTCTCTTGATCGTGTTCGTATTACGACCGTCAGCGGCGATACGTTCGATGCCGGTTCAATCAACATTATGTGGGAATAATCATGGAACGTATTGTTGTAGATGTCATGACGGGCGAACAGACTATCGTTCCGTTGACTGCAGAAGAGATTGCCGAAGTGCAGGCGCAGGCAGCCTTGCAGCCGCCACCGCCAGCGCCTCCGTCGCTATCCGATCTTCAGGCCCAGCTTAATGCTATTCAGGCTCAAATTCAGGCTTTGGCAGGAAAATGAGAGAAAAAGTCGAACAGCTAGAAGAGATGCTACAGGCATACGACCCTGCGGTCTTGCCGATCACACATCATTTTGCTGACGGCATTTACGCTCGCGAGATGTTCATCCCAGCGGGCGCTGTGTTGACGGGCGCAGTCCATAAAACGACGCATATGTGCATTTTGTCCAAAGGCCATGTGCGGGTTGCGACTGAAGACGGGCCTGTTGAGTTGATTGCCCCCGCGACGCTGATAGCGCAACCGGGCGCAAAACGAGCTATTTATGCGTTGGAAGACTCTGTGTGGACAAATATCCACGCGACAAACGAAACAGACCTTGATAAGATTGTCGAAACATTAACTGAATCGACTGCAGCGGAACTACAGGGCGGCTCTGCAAACCCACAACAGATCGCCCACGCCGAAAGGGAATTAGTATGGCTTTCATCGTCACCGCAGCCGTAATCGGCGCAGGAGCATCGCTAATTGGCGGCGTTATGTCGTCCAATGCGGCTAATAAAGCCGCTAGCACGCAAGCCGCGTCTGCGGATAAAGCCACCGCGCTTCAGCGCGAACAATGGCAGAAAAATCTTGAACTTCAGAAGCCGTTCTATGAAGCGGGCGTAACAGGCCAGAACGCGCTTATGGACTATTTGGGGTTGAGCGGTAACACATCCGCCGCCAATTACGGCCAAGGTATGAAACCGTTCACGCCCGGTGATCTTACAAATGAACCGGGTTATCAGTTTCGTTTGAGCCAAGGTCTTAAAGCACTTGATCAGACAGCCGCAGCGCGCGGCGGTCTTTTGTCAGGCAACGCGCTGCGCGGCGCAGAACAGTTTGGGCAGGGGCTTGCGTCTGATGAATATCAAAACGCCTACAACCGTTATTGGAATACCCGCAATCAGACACTGAACCCGCTCCAGAGCTTGCTTGGCCAAGGCCAGACGACTGCAAATCAGCTTGGCAGTGCTGGGCAGAATTACGCGACAAATGCAGGCAATAACATGATGGCTGCGGGCAATGCCCGCGCATCAGGATACGTCGGTGGCGCAAATGCACTTAATCAGGCATTAGGCAGCGCGGCTAATAGTTATGGCAACTATAGCATGATGAATTATATGATGAACCCGCCTAATGCTAACCCATATTCTTCCGGTGCAGGCGGATATACTGGCGCAGGCCCATTTATGTCGGGGACACCATAATGCCATTAGATACTTCAATCGCTCTCGGCGTTCAAAACCCACAAATTCAATCGCTTAATCCTGCTGCCATGATGGATATGCAGGCGCAAATGGAGCAGCGCCGGTCGGTTGCTGGTCTTAACGCTTTGCGCGGGCAATTGCTTCAGCAAGAAATGTCTAAAAATGCTCTTGCTATGCAAGGACAAGGTTTAACCAATGAAAAAACATCGGCCGAAATTAAAGGTGTTTTGTCAGAAAATCAGAAAAAAGCTGTTGAAGCCCGCGCCGCAAAAATTGGCGAGTACGGCGATGCTGTTATGCGCGCGTCAACACCTGAAGAAGTATCGGCGCTAATTGATAGTCATGCAATGACATTAAAAGAACTTGGCATTCCGCCAGAACAAGCCAAGAAAAACTTTTTTGATCTTGCGGCTAAATCTGGGTTTGAAAACGCTCAGATGATGTCTGCAAAAGGCGCTATAACAACGCAAAAACATTTTAGCGATATGGCTTCGGCAAAAGCCGCGCAAACGCAGCTTACAACCACGCCTAGCGGGGATTATGTCGCCATAAATAAGGCTACTGCAACTGGTATGCCCGTGCTTATGGGCGCAAACCCGTCTGCTCTTGCAGCAACGCCTGCAGCAGCGCCTACTACAGCTCCAATTGCCGGAGCAACCGCGCCGTCGTTGCCGCCTACAACAGGATTGCCCGCAGAACTTACGCCGGGCATGCCTGTTAAAGGTACTCCGACGCAAATTCAACTTAATATGAAAAAACAAGAAGAAGGCAAAAAAGCGATTGATGAAACTCTTTCGGCTATGTCTGGCGAGTATGAAAAACTTGCGGCTAATGGCAGTATGCCGTCTGAAACAGGAAATATGTTTTCTAATGCTCCGGCACGATTTGCAGCATCTCCTATAGGCCGCACAATCGGGTACGATCCAAAAGCACAATCCAGTTATCAACGTCTTGATGGTTTGCGCCGCGATCTTATTACGGCCATTAAAAATGCCACTGGTATGTCGGCGCAGGAACTAAATTCAAATGTTGAATTGCAACAGATGCTGGCCGCTACGACCGCGCCGGGGCAAAATGTTGAGGCTGTACGTAGCCGTTTGAACGACATCAGCAAACGCTATGGTCTTGGTAAAGATTTTGGCGGCGGTGGGTCTAACACTGCTGCGGCATCCGCCGCTACGGTTGTAACACCTGACGGAAAAACGCATACGTTTCCAACAGCAGAAGCAGCAGCGCAATTTAAAAAAGCAGCAGGCATACCATAATGGCAGACGTTGATTACGAAGCCCTTGCTAAACAATTTGGTGGAACCACAACCGCGCCAAGCGCTGCAACAGCGGGCAACGTAGATTACGAATCTTTGGCTAAACAGTTCGGCGGAGTAACCGCCGCACCAAAATTAACTGAAGGTATGCCTGTAGGCCGCCAAGCAGATAACTCTGCCGCGCAATGGCTTGGCGTCGCTAACCGCGCATTAGCGCCGTATGCAACAGCGGCAGGCGTCGGCGCGGCGGCAGGCGCTCCGTTTATGGGTGTTGGTGCTATACCGGGCGCGGCTATGGGCGTAACTGCGCTTGGTTTGGGCGATCTTGGCACATCAGCATACAATCTTGGCGCGGGATATTTTGGCGGCAAGCGTGTCCCGTTGCCATCTGAAACAATTCAAAACGCATATAATGCTTTTGGTATTGGCCATGAACCCCAAACGACGGGTCAACAAATTTTGTCGAGCGGTTTGTCTGGCGCAGCAGGCGGTTTTGTTCCGGCTAAAGCACTTAACACCCTTGCACCTTTAATCAGAAGCCCTGTTGGCCGTGAAATTGTTAACGAATTGGCTGCACAACCTGTTGGTCAAGCCGCTGTTGGTGCGGGGGCTGCTATGGCGCCTGAAATGTTGCAATCTGCAGGTATTGAAGATCCTAGATTACTTGCATTGTCATCAGCAGCAGGCGGTCTTGCTGGCGCTAAAGGCACAGAAATTTTAGGTCGTTCAGGCCAAACTATGGCTAACACAGTACGGCGTGGTATTGATGTAGCTACAGGGCAGCCCACAGCCTCAGTCGATGCGTTAAAAACTGCGGCTGATACCGCGTATAAAGCTGCGGATGCCGCAGGCGTTACATTTAGCCCGCAGAGTTATGGCGCTTTAGTTGATGATATAAATGCTAAACTAAAAAGTGAAGGTTTTGTACCTAAATTAAACCCGACAATTGCAAAAGCAGTCAATGTACTTGACGATTACCGCGACCAACCGCAATCGTTGACGCAATTAAAAGAGCTTCGCAAAGGTTTGTCCGATCTAAAAGCAAGCCCTGAACCAAATGTACGCCGACTTGCAGGTGATATTGTATCTCGTATTGATAAATATGTAGAGCAGCCACCTGCTAATGCCATAATTTCTGGCGATCCTGCTGGCATAGCGGCCCTTAACGAAGGCCGCTCTATGTGGGCGCGTATGCGTAAAAGCGAAACTGTAGAAAATATTCTTAAAAATGTCGATTTAAGTAAATCTGACGCCGCCGATGCAATTCAATCGCAATTTGCATCGTTGGCTAAAAATGATCGACGTATGATGGGTTTTTCCGATGCAGAACGCGCGGCCATTCGTCAAATTGGCGAAGGAAAAGCGACTCCTACAACGCTTAACATTATCAGTAAGATTGCCCCCGGCGTCGATCTTAAAGGTTTGATGGTTAGCGCGGCGTTGGCAGGTGGAGCGTATCACGAAGGAATGACGCCGGAGGAAGCCGCTATGCTAGGTGTAGTGGGGCTAGGCGCAAAAGGCGCGCGCAATTATCTTGCAAAACGAAATGTGAGCAACCTTGCAGCAGGCATCCGCCGCGGCGATGTACAGTTGCCATACACTGTACGCCCAAATTCGCTGGCTCTTCCAATGGCGCAGCCCATTCTTAATAACCTTGCAGGTCAATAATCATGGAGCCACAAACCATTGTTAATTTTGTTGCCATGACAGCCATCGGCGTAGGCGGTTGGTTTGCGCGTGAAATGTGGGACGCGGTAAAAGACCTGCGTGATGATTTGCATCAGATTGAGACCGAGCTACCAAAAGAATACGTTCTTAAGGTGGATTTGGACAAACGCATGGAGCATATCGAGTATATGTTCCAACGCATCTATGACAAATTAGACAACAAACAGGACAAATAAGATGGCATTTGGGATTGATGACGCAATAGCCGCAGGGCTTCAGGTTCTTAACAAATTCATCCCTGACCCTGACGCCAAAATCAAAGCAGAGGCTGATCTGCGTAGCGCGCTACTTGGTCTTGATGTCGCGCAAGCCGATGTTAACGCAGCCGAAGCAGCCAGTCCTAATTTGTTTGTGTCCGGCTGGCGGCCTGCGATTGGCTGGATCGGCGCTGGCGGTCTGGCGTATCATTTTATTGTACGGCCTTTGCTTGTCGGTCTTGGGTGGACGTCATTGCCCGGTCTAGACAACATGCTGTTTGAGTTGGTGTTCTCCATGCTCGGCTTTGGCGGGCTGCGCACTTACGAGAAAATTAAAGGCGTTGCGTCCAAATGAAAGAGAATTGGGAACAATCGTTCGCGCTGATGCTGAAATCAGAAGGCGGTTACAGCAATGACCCACACGATCCGGGCGGCATGACCAACCTTGGCGTGACGCATATTGATTGGGCCAAATGGATCGGTCGTGAACCAACTGAAGCAGAGATGCGCGCGCTGACTCCCGCTGATGTCATGCCGTTATACAAGAAGTGGTATTGGGACAAAGTGTGGGGCGACAATCTACCGAGCGGGGTTGACTATGCAGTATTTGATTTTGGGGTCAATTCTGGTATTGGCCGTGCTATCCGCTGTCTTCAATCTATCGTCGGCGCTGATGAAGATGGTGTCATGGGGCCGAAAACTATGACGGCGTTATCGCAGCGCGATCCTGTGCATGTAACGGAACAAGTGTGCGAAGAGCGGCTGCAGTTTTTGCAATCCCTTAAAACGTGGACATACTT